ATGTTACTCCAGCAGTTTTACCACCGCCACCAGACTGAGTGACTGTACCGCCGGCACCTGCTGTATATCCCACCCCGCCTGTACCGCCGTTGACCAACACATTACCTGTGTTGGTAAGAACGTTGCCGATCACACTTACCACAGCCGGGAATGTTGTGACGTTGGCAGTTACGTTGGCACTGAGTGTTTTGGTCACAGCGCCAATGGGACTTGTATAAAACTTTAGGGCACTGCCTGCGTTGGCAGTGGCGTAATTTTCCAAGGCCACAAAGTCAATGCCCAGGGTTCCGATATTGCCTGCGGCCAGCACATATCCTGAGGTGCCATATCCTGACCCAGTGATCCTGGCCAAAATATCGTCGGCTTGCACCGCTGTGGGAGCGGCTGCTGTGCCTCTAGCCAGTCGTTGCACAAATGCTGACTGCACACTGGTACCAAAAGTGTCAACTGATACTCTAGCACTCACACCGTCATTGCCAGTGATGTGAAACATGCCACCTGCGCTGTAAATGGGTTGATATGCACCACCAACACTGCCCACAATATTCAGTGCGCCGCTGGTGTTGGCTGGAATTGAAGGTGCATTAATACTAACGTATCCGGTGGTGTCGTTGGCTTGGAATGCTATGTTGCCACTTGAGGTATATGTTGTTAGCTTTCCACCAATGTTTAGGTTTCCACTGACGCCCACACCTCCGGCCACAGTCAATGCACCTGTTGTTTTACTGGTGCTGACAGTGTTGGCAGCAATGGCAATGCCATTGGTATAGTAGTTGAGTGGACGATTGTAATCAAACAGAGTGATTGTTAGTCCTTGATCATATGTAAGGAACCCAAATTCGTATACACCAGCGGCTGCAAATGTAATAACATTGGCGGAATAACCTTGTATACCAGTGGTGCCCAGGCTCACGGTTGCCGGCAAAGTCATGGTACGACCAGCCTGATCTACTGTGATTTGCAATCGTACGATGCCCACACTTCCTGCAGCCGGCCAGGTGGCAGTGGTAAAGCTGATGCTGATGTTGCCGCCCATGGTAATAGTTTGGTATGGACCAGCACTGCAATCTACTGTGATGGTACCCGAAGTATTGGCTATCTGTACCAAGGTACCCGAAAACCCTTGGATTCGAGCATTGTAGATCAGGTTATTGCCCATGTTGTTGTCCAGGGTAGTGCCAGTTAATGCAGCCTTGAAGACTCCTTTTGATTGCAGTTCGTCTAGTTCAGTTTCTGCATATTGAAAATTTGTTTTGATTGCTGTAAAATTGTCACGCATGCCCTGTGTGTTGTTGGGCACGCCAGCAATGGGGTAATTGCCATCTATGGTAGCGGGGTTGATCTGACTGGTCATACTGTTTCCTTGTATTAGATATTTATTGCAACAGCGTTTCCGCTAAATAATCCAAAGGCCCGTGAACAAATGCAAAAGAAAACACGCAGCATCTTAGAAGAGCTAGACAGTTTGTACATAGAACGTGATCGCAGAGCGATCATTGAAACTCGTGCCAGCAACCTGATCGAGAGTGCTATCCGCTTGATGGAACAAATTGACGCTGAGTTTTCTCCAGAACAATCTGAAAATTTACAACGCAAATTGCTCAACGCAATACGTCACAGAGACACTGGAAAGTTTTCACGGAGTGTCAGGAGAACCAATGCAGATCTTTGAAATTACCAACAAAAAACTAGATGAAGTCAACTGGGGTGCATTTGCCAAAGGAGTTGGTAGCCAACTGGCTCGGAATGTCAAATCAGACTTGGGCATTCAATCAGCAGATAACAAGGTCAGTGGTGTGGCAGCTCAAAATTCAGCCACTGCAGCCACTGCCAATGTGGTCAAACAACAGTCACAAGCACAGCAACAATTATGGAGTAAGACCCTACAAACCATGACTGCGGCTGCTTCCCAAGCAGGTACTGTACAGATTGACCCACAGGCTTTGGCCACCAATTTCAACAAACAACTTCAAGGCATGATAAAACCACACGGACTCACAGCCAGTATAAAACCCATGAATGGTGTACCTGTACCGCAAGTTGATGATTTCACAGATCAAATTGATCCTGAAATGTTGGATGCACACACCAAGGCACAGGTGGCTCAAACAGTGCAACAAATCAATCAGTCAATTGCCAGTATTCTTGCCGCGCCTCCCAATGCCACAGCCGCTGACTTGGCCAATAACTGGATGGGACTGGCGCAAGGTGTTGCTGATGCAGCCTCAATGACCACGTTTCATGCCAACCCTGCTGCCAGAATGTCTGCTGGTAATAACAGATCAATTGCGCCAGCAGACCAAGCAGTGGTTGATGCTCTGGGAGTTGATGATGCTGGCATGAAAAATTTTGCTCGCATGGCTCAGGCCAGCGGCAAACCAATAAAACCAACTGGAAACCCCACAGTAGACGGATTCCTACGTGCTGCAGGAGTCAGGTTCTCAGCATGAAAAGTCTACGCACTCTCTTGGAAGGTGGCAATGTATTCAAAGATGCCGAAGGTCAGCCACTCACAGGTCGTATCAATCAAAGCGATGTGCCTGCCACAGTGGCCTGGATTGAACAACTCACAGGCTTGGAATTTCCGCGTGATCGTTGGTTAGGATCAACCGGCAAAGCACCCACGTCAGGTGACATGGATCTGGCTGTAGACACTGGTGAAATGACCAAGGACCAATTGGCAGCCCGACTCATGCAGTGGATTACCAGTCACAAATTGCCACCTGCAGAATGGATCAAAAAGGGTGGCGAAGTACACTTGCGCACACCCATACAAGGGCGTCCTGAACTGGGCTATGTGCAAACAGACTTCATGTTCTTTCCCAACTTGGACTGGGGCACATTCTTTTATTCAGGTGGTGAAGACTCTGCCTACAAAGGCATGAACCGCAATGTGCTGATGTCAAGCATTGCCAAACAACTGGGACTCAAGGTGGGTGCCAATGGCATGTTCAGTCGTGCTACCAATCAACTGGTCAATGGCGGCATGGATCCTGACTATGTGGCACAGGCATTGCTGGGTCGTGGGCGTACAAGAAAAGATCTCAAAAATGTAGAAAGCATTTTTGCTGCCTTGGCCCGGGACCGAGACAAAGAAGCCAAGGTCAAAGACTTTCGTGAATATTTGACCAAAGAAGGCCTGCAACAACCTGACGCAGTAAAAGAAGATACAGACACGTACTTCCTGGCCCGCCTGCGTGATAGAATTGTCAATCAAGGCATGCAACCATTGGTAGAACGTGAGAGTACTAACCCATATCAAATCTACGAAGCAGAAGAAGCTGGCGTGGGCGGCAAGGCCAAAGGCATTGAACACTTGGAAGACTATGTGTTTCGTAACGGATTGCCGGGTGTTACCAAAGCATTAGAAATTGTTCAAGCGGCAGCAGAGTCTCCGGCCAAGACCACCACTGTAAAGTGGGATGGAAAACCTGCTGTGATATTTGGCCGCAAGCCTGATACTGGAGAGTTTGTGCTCACAGATGGCTCAGGATTTGAAGCCAAAGGCTATGACGGCTTGGCCACCAGTCCCCGCATGATGGCTGACATACAGCGCAACCGTTCAGGTACTAGAGATGAGCTGATTCAACTGTATGCCACACTGTGGCCCATGTTGGAAGCAGCCACTCCCAGCAACTTCCGTGGCTATGTCAAAGGTGACTTGTTGTACATGACAGCCCCACCGCTGGAAGCTGGCAACTATGTGTTCAAACCCAACACGGTGCAGTATCGTATTCCTGCAAAAACTTCATTAGGCCGGCGCATTGGCGACAGCACTACAGGTATTGCCATGCACTCCATGTACGCAGATGCAGGTGATGCCCGTCAGCCACTCAGCGGTGTGCGTTTCAATGATGTGCCTGGCCTGTTGCTGATTGAACCCATTGGTGGCAAAGAAATTGTGCCCGATGCTGGCCTGATCAAGCAAATCAAATCTGTGGCCAACAGTGGGGATGGCCGTGCCATTGCCACTTTGTTTAATCCTGCAGAATTACGAGCACAGCAGATCACAGACTTGGCAAAATTGTGCGTGGACTATATCAACTACAGAATCAAACAGCCCAGTGGCAGCTTTGACAACCTGTTGCCAGGGTTTGGTGACTGGCTACAGACCAAGGTCACTCCCAAGAAATTTGCCAACATTGTGGAATATCTAAACAGTCCGGCCAGCAATACCGGTGCACTATCGGCAGCATTTACTTTGTTCTTGCTATTGCATGACTTGAAACTGGATATACTGCGCCAGCTGGATTTGAAAGATCCTGGGCATGAGGGCTGGGTCATGGCCACTCCTGCAGGCTATGCCAAAGCAGTAAATAGGTTTGACTTTACAGCAAGAAATGCAGCACAAAATAATCCGCAACAGGCATGATTTTTACCGATTGTATAAATAAAAGCAGGTCCATAGTGACCACTTAACCTAAAGGAAATTATCATGGCAATTTTTACAAAAGTAAATGGAACTACACAACCAGTATTTGCACTGGACGTTGCTAACGGCAGTATCTCTGGAACAGCCAACGTTGCAGCCCAAGGCCCAGTACAAGTTGCTGGTCCAAAACTGGACTTCTTCACACTCACAGCCAACGCTGCCCTTACCAATGCTGGTAACGTCAACGGCTACTTGAACAATGTGTTGCAAGCAATCCAACAAACTGGTACTATCGCAATCTATCAAGCCGGCGCAACTGCTGGTACAATCAGTTTGGCTATCTACCCAACTGGTGCTTACACTACTGCTACTTTGGTTACTGCTGCTCAAACAGCCAACGCCACAGGCGGCTTGAACATTGGTATCCCAACTGCCAACGTGAGTGCAACAGCAAGTTTTACTAACCTGTAATCAGTTTAGTTCCAACACAACCCCGGACGTAAAAAATCCGGGGTTTCCTTTTGGCATTAAATATGCACATAATGAGAGTCTTGTGCCATACCCTTTTTGACTGTACTTTTACTGGTGTCACAGGACATTTTAGAGAAAGCCAGTTGCCACTGACTACCAAGACAGGACTAGTATTGCAAACACAAGCTGATTGGAATCGTGCTAGAAATCAACATCGCAACTGGGAGAGTCTAGTGCAAGTTATAAGTTTACGTACCCAACCCATGAACATGACACGTCCAGTCAAACGTGCCACTAAGTGGTATTTTGAATTTGATGTTGAATCTGAAGGTGTGCTAGGCAGTGGGTTTGACAGTGGTGACTTGGATGGACTTATAGGTGACTGTGAAGGTGTGCCCATGGTAACTGGGCTGGATGAGTCTGAAGCGATAACGGCAACCTTGCATGCTCAAGGCACCAATCAAAACATTTGGTTTACCTCCATAAATAACACATTGGAGACTAATCATGGTTGATACCACAGATATTGAAAAGAAAAGCCTTGAAGCACACGTTGAACTGTGTGCCGAACGATACCGCATGCTGGAACTCAAAATAGAAACAGTGGAACAAGAAGTTGGCGAAGTCAAACACATGGTGACAGAAGTGCATGGCATTGTGCGCCAAATGGGCGAAAAACGCAATGACCAACTGATTGCCTGGGGCATAGGCATCATTGGCGTGCTGCTGGGCATTGTGGGGTGGCTCACAGCTCATTACATCAAAACACTATGACTCGTGATCAAAAATTAGAACGCTTTGCCGAGCGTGAACTCAAACGTGTGTACACTGAATTGATCATTGATGACGAGAACGGTGGTTATGTTGCGTTTGGACGCTATCACTTGCGCCCTGAGTCTGCTGGCTTTGCAGTGTATCACAGTGATGATCTTGTGAGCACGTTCAGCAGTAAAAAAACAGCCATGTCATGGTGTGTGGCAGATCACTTGCAACAGTACCGACTGGCACAAAATATTCGCATACTAGACAACAAAAAACAAACACTCACTGCTGACATCCACTGTAGACGTGGACAAGCAGATGGTAGTACCCGCCCTGAATTCCGTGAAATGGTGCGCACCAAACTTGCACCCAAAATTGAGAACCTAACATTGCTGAATCAAGAACTTGAAAAATGTTTAAATTCGGCTAAATATCTACAACTAAGAGGATTTGCCAAATGAAATTAACCGAACTGGCCACACCAAAAAAGAGCCGCCAGGCGGCCAAAGTATTTGAAAGCTACTTTGGCACCAAAATGCCTGTGGGTCAACTCACAGCTCGCCAAGCTCAAACCATGCTGAACAAAGTTCGCGGCGCACTTGCTGAACATCAGCGTAGCACCACACGCCATACCAGTGAGCGCAACCCTGCTTATTTGAAACTGGTGATGATGGAACAGGCACTGGCACATCGTGTGAGCGAAGAAGCCATTCCAGTTGCTCCAACCACACAAGCCAAACCAGGGCAACCAGCACCAGGACAAAAACCCACAGTGGATATCAAAGATCCAAAGTTGGCTGCTGCATTGAAGAAAAGCCAATCTGGACAAAATCTCACACCTGACGAACAAAAACTTGTTGCCGGCCAAGCATTGATGACTGCCGAGAGTCGTTTGCGTAGAGCATATCGCACACTGAAAGAATCAGAAGTTCAACAAGCACAGGTTGTGTTGGCTGCACAAGACATGGTAGACAAAATGCAATCAATGTTGGAAGACACCACAGAGATGCAATTCAAAGAACTGCCTGCACTGGTAGACAGTATTCGCAATCAAATTGGTATTGAACAAGCCACACAATTCAATGGTGATGTCACTGCGGCATTGCAAGGACTTGTGCAAAATCTTCAAGGCGCCAAACAGCAATTGGAAACAGCACTGGGTGTTGTGACTGGTCAACCTGCTCCACTTGACACCAGCATGGCTGCCAGTGGCATGCCAGGTGCAGTTCCTCCAGTGGCTGGTGCCGATGCTGGTGCCGATGCTGGTGCCGAAATGGGTGCTGACCTAGGTGCCGAAATGGGTGCTGACCTAGGTGCCGAAATGGGCGCTGAAGAACCGGTATCTCCCAAGGCAGCACTGGGCCGAGCACGTAGATAATGAGAATCGACGAAGTCGAAAATTCAAGTTCACTAGATCCAACCAAACTGATGGGTCTGGTGAATTTTCTTTCTGGCCGTGCCGATGATCAAAATGCACAAAAACAAATCAGTACTGGTGCATTTATTTCCGCTGCTAGAAGTTTGGGATTTCCAGTTACTGAAAAAAACATTGTGGGAGTTGTGAGCACACCTCCCTTGGACTCGGTTTTGGAACCCATAGATCCACAAAATCCCACAGTGATCAAATACAAAGGTGCCGGTGAACCTGGTCCAACTCAAATGCCAGTAAACAAAGCACAAGACATTGTGGCCGCCTCGGCCAAATCCGCTATGCAACGCGGAATGAACAAGTAACCATTCCCTGTTGACATCAAGTAGTAAATACGCTATAATCAGCGAAGGAATATCACATGGCCTATTCAGAAAAAGTAATTGATCATTATGAAAATCCACGCAACGTGGGCAAGTTTGAAATTGACGACACCATTGGTACAGGCATGGTGGGAGCACCTGCATGTGGCGATGTGATGAAATTGCAGATCAAAGTTGAAGATGGAATTATAACAGATGCCAGGTTCAAAACATACGGATGCGGAAGTGCGATTGCCTCATCCTCTCTTGTTACCGAGTGGGTTAAAGGACGAACGCTTGACGAGGCCGCAGCTCTTAAAAATTCAGAGATTGCTCAAGAACTCGCGCTGCCACCTGTCAAAATCCATTGTAGCATCCTTGCTGAAGACGCCATCAAAGCCGCAGTAGCAGATTACCGTAACAGGCATGATCTCGTTCT